GACCCCGATAGTTTTCTAGTCACAGAAATTTTAAGCTAGGGTTGAGATGACAACACAAAGTGACCGCTACACGGCAACGCGATTATCGGCGGAATTGGGCATCGATAACCGCAAAATGCGGGACATTCTAACCGCCGTAAACCCTGTAGAAGTGAAGGGACAGCGCAAATACTACATATTGCGTGACGTTCTCCCGCACGTTGCCAAGCACGTTGGCTCTACTAACGTGTTGGATATCAATGAGGCGCGAGCGCGAAAGACTGAAGCCGAAGCCGAGATGGCAGAACTAGAATTGTTACAGCGCAAAGGCGATCTGATCCCGATGCAGCAAGTCATCGATACATGGCTGGAATTGATCGCGTCATGCCGCAGCAAAATGCTGTCGATGCCAGCGAAACTGGCCCCGGTTGTCGCGGTCGAGGATAATCCGGCAGTATGTAAGCAACTCGTCGAAGAACAAATGATGGAAGCGCTCGATGAAATCGCACGATGGATCGACGACTATGCAGATGACGCCGGTTCAGATGAAATCTCTGATGGCGACGACGGCGAAGGCATGGAAGCCACCGCCGACACTGACGGTGAGCCAGTGGGCTGACGCAGAACGCAGGTTGTCGCCAGAAGCAGCGGCAGAACCCGGTCGATGGTACACTTCACGCGCTGAATATCTACGCGGGATCATGGACGCGATCAGTGATCCGGCAATTCGGCAGGTCGTCGTCATGTCATCGGCGCAGGTCGGCAAAACTGAATTCATCCTAAACGTGATCGGCTATCACATTGATCGCGATGCTGCGCCGATCCTGTGTATCCAGCCGACGCTATCGATGGCGCAATCGTTCTCTAAAGACCGTCTCGCCCCGATGTTGCGCGATACTCCGGCGCTGCAAAACAAAGTTCGCGACCCGCGCAGCCGCGATAGCGGTAACACAACGCTGCACAAGGTCTATCCGGGCGGGCATATTACCATCGCGGGCGCTAACTCCGCTGCTGGTCTGGCATCGCGTCCGGTTCGTATAGTGCTATGCGATGAGGTAGACCGATATCCATCCAGCGCAGGATCAGAGGGCGATCCGATCCGGCTGGCCGCTAAACGTGCGACGACATTCTGGAACGCCAAGCTGGTCACGGTATCGACGCCGACAATTAAGAACGCATCGCGCATCGAGGCGGAATGGCTCGACAGCGATCAGCGTGAATACTACGTCGAATGCCCGCATTGCGAAGCATCGCAGACGTTGAAATGGAAAAATGTTCACTGGGAAGAGGGCAAGGCGCAGACTGCGTGCTATACTTGTCAGGATTGCGGCGTTGCATGGACGGATGCGGATCGTTTCAAGGCGATCAAAGCGGGTGAATGGATCGCAACGCAGCCCGATAGTGGTATCGCCGGTTTCAGGCTTTCGGGTTTATACAGCCCGTGGGTGCCTCTAGCCGACGCGGTGCGCGACTTTTTAGAGGCGAAAAAGTTACCTGAGACATTGCGCGTCTGGGTGAACACGTATCTAGGCGAGACATGGGAGGAAGAAGGAGATGGGATTGAAGAAGGCGAAATTTCGTCGCATCGCGAGGAATATGAAAATGTACCTGATGCTGTGCATCTTCTTACCTGCGGAGTTGATGTTCAAGATGATCGCCTTGAGGTGGAGGTTTTGGGCCACGGGCGCGATGAAGAAACTTGGTCGGTCGATCACGCAATTATTTATGGTGATCCTTCTACCCCTGCGCTATGGGCTGATCTTGATGCGTATCTGTCGCAGGACTTTGAAAAGGACGATGGAACGTCTCTCGGGTTACGATGTACCTGCATCGATTCAGGTGGTCATTATACGCAAGCGGTGTACAATTTCGTTCGCCCGCGTGAGAGCCGCCGTATATTCGCGATTAAAGGCGTTGGTGGCGAAGGCAAGGCGATAGTCGGGCGACCTTCGAAGAATAATATCGGTAAAATACGGCTATTCCCCGTTGGCGTTGATACCGCCAAGGAATTGATATATTCTAGGCTCAAGATTAATGTTCCGGGTCCGGGTTATTGTCACTTTCCAGCACGTTATGACGACGAGTATTTTGAACAGCTAACCGCAGAGCAGATTGTGACGCGGTTCAGCAAAGGGTTCAGAAAGCGGGAATGGAAAAAGGTGCGGGCGCGGAATGAAGCACTCGACTTGAGGGTTTACGCTATTGCGGCATATGCGCTTTTGAACACGAACATCAACGCGCTGATCGACCGCAAACAAAGACAAGTCGAGGAAGCGCCGAAAAGGACACAACGTCGAGTGCGGAAAAATAATTTCGCAACCGGCTGGAAATAGGTGAAAGATGGCTAATCTTTTCGACGCCGCGAACTCCCCAACAGAAGAACCGCTCGAAATCGTCGTCGGCGATTATATACAATGGCGTCGAATTGATCTCGGCACCGATTACGATAACACACTCTTTACCGCTACATATATCGCTCGAATTCGCGGCGGTGGTAATAGCGAAATTCAAATAGCTGCCACCGCTTATGAAGACGACTATATCGTCACCGTTCCGTCTGCCACCAGTGCCGCATACAACGAAGGGCATTACCATTGGCAGCTTGAGATGGTGCGAGACAGTGATAGTAATCGAATCGTTATTGATCGCGGCGAATGGCAAATAATCCCCGATCTCGATGTAAACGCATCAGACCCGCGTAATCATGCCGAGATTATGGTCGATAAAATAGAGACGGTCTTGCAGGGACGAGCAGACGCCGACGTACTTTCCTATTCGATCAACGGGCGCTCGCTTTCAAAAATGGCTCCGACTGAACTGGTTGAATGGCGCGATTATTACAAGCGCGAACTGGTCATGCACCATCGAAAATTGCGCGCACATCGAAATAAACCGACCGGCGCGACGATGGTTGTGAGGTTCTAATGGGCATTTTTGATTTCGTTCGGCGCAGTAAAGAAGATGACACGCCGCAGAAGGCACGTCGCCGCCGTTCATATGCCGGTGCGCGTGGCGGGCGTCTGTTTTCTGATTTCATAGCATCGTCAAATTCCGCTGACACGGAAATGCGCTTCAATCTTGAAGTGCTGCGGAATAGATCGCGTGAAATGGTACGTGATAATGAGTTTGCAAAGCGATATATGAATCTGCTGAAGACCAATGTCGTCGGCGAGCAAGGGTTCCAGCTACAGCTTAAAGCGCGGAACTCTGACGGCACGCTGGATGCGGCTGGCAATACGATCATCGAAAATGCTTTTAAGCAATGGGGCAGACTCGGAAATCCGACCGCCGATGGGCGTATGTCATGGCTTGATTGTCAGAAATTCGTGATGGAAAGCATGGCGCGTGATGGCGAGGTGTTCGTCAAAAAGCTGCGCGGCAATAAATATCATAACGGCTTTGGCGTGCAGTTTCTTGAAGCCGATCTGATCGACGAGAAAAAGAACGAAACGCTGCCAAATGGCAACGAAATCCGCATGGGCATTGAAATGGACAAGGCACATCGCCCTGTCGCGTATCATGTTCTGACAGTGCATCCCGGTGATAGATATTATTACAGCGCACAGTCGCAGAAGCACGTTCGCGTCCCTGCCGACGAGATGATGCACATCTATATGCCGATCCGCACGCATCAGGCACGCGGCGAGCCGTTCATGGCATCGGCAATGTCGGCGATGAAGCATCTTCAAGCATATCGCGAAGCCGAAGTAATCGCTGCGCGTATTGCTGCGTCGAAGATGGGTATTTTGACATCACCCGGCGGGCAGGAATATGTCGGAGACGATGTGCATGATGACTATATGCCGGTCATCGATGTAGAGCCGGGAAGTTTTCACCAGTTACCTGCTGGATATGGCATGGAGATGTTCGATCCCAAGCACCCGACGACCGGCTTTGGCGAATTCGAATCAGCAATGCTGCGCGGCGTTGCATCTGGCCTGAATGTGTCATATGCCGCACTGTCGAGCGATCTATCAAGCGTCAATTATTCGTCGATCCGGCAGGGTGCGCTCGATGAACGCGATGGATACCGCAGCTTGCAAATGTTTATGATACAGCATTTTGTCGAGCCTGTTTTCCGCGAATGGCTTTCCAGCGCGATGGACTTCGGCGCGATCCCGATTCCGACGACCAAATTCGAGAAATTCATCGACAATACGCATTTCCGTGGCCGTGGCTGGAACTGGGTCGATCCGCTCAAAGAAATGAACGCGGCAGTCGTCGGGCTTAATAACGGTATTCTGTCGATGCAGGATGTCGCAGCGCATTATGGGCGCGATGCGGAAGAGACATTCAACCAAATCAGCCGCGACAAAGAACTGGCGCAGCAGTTCGGGCTGAAGATGGCATTCGAGCCGTTCGGCA